GGGTTGTTTGACTTAACTCCTGAGATTAATACTTTTGGAGAAACGCAAGGCCGTAACAGGTCGGTGCTTGGGCATGAGCTACAGCATGGGGTTCAAGAGTTGGAGGGCTTTGGTAAAGGTGGAAGTCCTGAATATTTTCAAGAGCCTAGAGATGCAGCTTTAGCGAGAATTAAGTTTTTGGATCAAGAGCGTAGCGTTGCGGTAAAAGCCTTGGATGAGCATGGAGCTTTTGAGTATGGCAAGGCAAAGCCGGGACACGAAAAAGAATATGAGCATTTTCGCAAGCAATACGATGATGCGACAAACGAAAAACTAAAGCTGTGGGATGAGTCTACACAAAACCCTTTCCAGAAATATAAGAGATTATCTGGTGAAGCCGAAGCCAGAAATGTACAAACACGAATGGACTTCACCCCAGAACAGCGACAAGCACAGCCACCTTGGGAAACGCTTGATGTGCCAGAGGAAGAGTTGCTTGTAAGGATGCTAAGAGGCGAATAGTTTTTAAATGTAGTTGAAAAGGATTTTCAAATGGCAGAAGTCAAAGACGAAGCAAAGAAAGAAGACAAAAGCTCCAGACCTAAAAAGGGTGATTCTAACAAAGAAGCCGACATCATCAAGGGCGCAACGGAACGCTTTGAAGAGTCTCAAGAGGGTTCAGACTTTAACCGTAACCGCTATGAGGATGATATAAGTTTTGGGCGTTTAGGTGAGCAATGGCCTAAAGATGTGAAACGTCAACGTGAGCTTGAGTCTCGGCCTTGTCTTACCATAAACAAAATCCCTCCTTTTATTCGTCAGGTAGTAAACGATGCTCGACAGAATAAGCCGGGGATAATTGTTTCCCCTGTAGATAATGGCGCAGATGTGGCAACCGCAGAAGTTATTAATGGTTTGGTTCGTGCTGTTCAACGAAACTCAAATGCTGACATCGCCTTTGATACTGCGCTGGATCATGCAGTGTCGGGTGGCTTTGGTTTCTTCCGCATTGGCATCCACTACGCCAGCCCTGAGTCTTTTGACTTAGAGGCAAGAATCCACAGAGTGCCTAATCCCCTGCTTGTCCATTGGGATGTTAATTCAACAGAGTTTGATGCTAGTGATTGGAACTATGGTTTCGTAAGCGATTTCTTTACTAAGGATGAGTTTGAGAACCAATGGCCTGACCATGAGGCGATAAGTTTCCAAGGCGATGAAGGTGGTGCGGTCAATCATTTCTCTATTCACGAAGATCATGTTCAAGTTTCTGAGTATTTCCTGAGAGAGCCAGTTACCCGAAAATTGCTTGAATTAGATAACGGCATGGTTATTCGGGAATCATCTTTGACCGATGAAGGCAGGATGCTGATGCTGGTCGAGGGTGTAAATATTAAGCGTGAAAGACTTGTACAGACTCACAAAGTAATGCGGAGAGTTATAAGTGGCAAGGAAGTTCTGGAAGAAGATGAGTGGCCCGGTGAATCAATTCCTATCTGCCCTGTTTGGGGTGAGGAGATAATTTACGAGGGACGCAGACATTTTAAATCCATGATCCATGACGCTAAAGACTCGCAGATGATGCTTAACTTTTGGCGATCAGCTTCTACCGAATTGGTAGCACTTGCTCCTAAAACTCCTTTCATTGGGCCGAAAGGTTTTGTTCATCCTGACGACACAGAGAAATGGGAATCAGCTAATACAAGAAGTCACGCATATCTCGAATACGATCCATCAGCGGGTGGCCCTCCATCCAGACAGCCCTTTGGTGGCGTACCTAGTGGAGCGATTAACGAGGCGATGATGTGTGCAGACGACATGAAAGCCATCACTGGACTGTATGACTCCGCAATGGGAGCAAGATCAAATGAAACTAGCGGAAAGGCTATTATCGCTCGGAAAAAAGAGTCTGATGTTTCTAACTTTCATTTTGTGGATAACTTGTCTAGGGCGATTCAATACGCTGGCAAATGTCTGGTCGAAATTATACCTAGCGTTTACACGGCAAGGAATACGCTGAGAATTATAGGCTCAGATCAAAAAGAAAAAGTGGTTCAGTTGGTGAACTCAAATATAGAGAACCAACAGCAACCTGCCCAAGTAAATGAAGAAAGCGAAATACAGGAAAAACTATATGACCTGAACACTGGTCGATACGATGTGACAGTTAAAGCAGGGCCGACATACGAATCTCAACGTGAAGAAACGAGAGAAACCTTGATTGAGATTATGAGACAAGTTCCCGGCTCTGCTGAATTTATTGGAGACATTTTACTAGAACACATGGACTTTGAGGGTGCTGATAAAGTCGCTGAAAGAATGAGAATGGCTACCCAGCCACAGCAACCACCACAACAACCTCAAGCTCCGCAAGTTGACCCGAACACTGGGCAACCTATTCAACAACAGGGACAGCCTATGCCACCGCAGGGAATCCCTCAACAGTAAGGAATTAAATTATGAACGACTCAACATCCCCAGAAGGAATTGAGACAGATACAGAAGTAAACACTGACGATTCTCTCACAGAAACCATTGACGATGACGTTGAGGATTCGCAAGAAGACCTTGATGAAGACGAGGGTGGCTATTCTGATGATGATGAAGATGCAGATGTACCGGAATACAGAGAATATGATTTCGGTGGAAAAAAGTTTCAGGTAAACAAAGATGCATTATCTGATGAGCAGTCGGAACAATTCGAGTCCTTTGGAAAAGGGTTGCAATCCGATTACACAAAAAAAACGCAGGAGTTAGCAGGTCAGAGAAAGCAAATTGAAGCCAGAGAACAATCGGCTGAAAAACTTTTATCTCTGCAAGGTGACACCCTTGACATGTATTCACAAGGTCTAGCCATTCGCCAAGAACTCGCCCAATTAAACGGAATTGACCTGAACCAGCTTTGGCAATCGAATCCCGATCAAGCCAGACAGGTTTCAGATGCGATCTCGCAAAAGACAAAGGAGTTTAACGCAACAGTTCAACAGGTAAGTGCTAAGGAGGGCGAGATGGCCCACACTAAGCAAGCGGATCGTCAGGCTAGAGAAATCGAGGGTGAGAAAGCTCTTAACGCCAGAATCCCACAATTTACCGAAAAAGTTGGTGAGGTCATTGACTACTTCTGCAAAACCTTTGGTGCTGACAAGAAGGCAACAGAGGCAGGGTGGCGATCCGATCCAGTAGTAACCGAACTTGCGTATAAGGCGATGATGTTCGACAAGATGAAAGCAAATGTCAAAAAGGGTAGCAAGGTAGGCCCAGCTACAGCAACAGAATCCAAGCCTGTTAAGGGGAAAGGTGGCAGACACAAAAGCAATACCCCAACAGATCAAGATTCTGCTAAGGCTTGGCTTGCAAAACGTAACGCTCAACTAAGAAAAAGAACGGGGTAAACCTGTTTAATAATATTTATTAAAGGACTAATACACAATGGCAAATGCACTAATAACACCTACCGCAGTAACCCGTGAAGCATTGCGGATTCTCCACCAGAAATTAAATTTTATTGGCTCAATAAATCGACAATACGATGATCGTTTTGCAAAGAGTGGCGCAAAGATTGGCGATAGCTTGAGCATTCGGCTCCCAAATGAATATGTGGTCAGAACCGGGGCTGCTCTTTCTACTCAGGACACAACGGAAGCCACCGAAACCCTGCAAGTTGCAACGCAGAAAGGTGTTGATCTGAGCTTTTTGTCTTCAGACCTAACAACCGATTTGGATGACTTTTCTGATCGTATTCTTAAACCTGCGATGTCAGTTTTGGGTGCAGCTATCGAAAGTGATGCCTTGTCTATGTATAGGGACGTTTCCAAAGAAGTGTCTGACGTTGGTGCAGCTTGCTCCATCACAGATGTTCTCAACTCCAGCAAAGAACTAACAGACTCTTTGGCTAGTGATGAACGTTGTTTAATTCTAAACACTCAGGCAAATGTTGATTTGGTTGATGCGCTCAAAGGATTGTTTAACGATCCTGCAAAAGTTTCTGAGAACTTCCGCAAAGGCATGGTTGCTAATAACTTCCTTGGTTATTCAGACGTTTATCAAAACACGTTGATGCCAATTCACACAACTGGAACCGATGACGGCACTGGTGACTACCTTATCAATGGTGCAGATCAGGCTGGCACTTCTATGACTGTTGACACAGGCGCAGGAACATTGGTTAAAGGGGATGTTCTAGTCATTGCTGGAGTGTTCAGTGTTCACCCTGAGACAAAGGCCAGCACTGGTATTCTCAAGCAGTTTGCTGTTGCAGCTACAACTGGAACCTCTACAACCACTATCACTATCAATCCATCGTTGGTCGCAACAGGATCAAGGCAGAATGTCACGGCTGTACCTGCTAACAATGCAGCAGTTTCGTGCCTTGAGTCTGACCGATCAACGGCAGTCGGTAATGCTGCTGATTACGGTATTTCTTTGGGCTTCTCTAAAAATGCTTTTGCATTTGCAACGGCTGATCTAATCATGCCTAAAGGCGTGGATTTCTCAGCCCGTGAAGTGATGGACGGTATCTCAATGAGAGTTGTTCGTCAGTACACAATTGCCGATGACAAGTTCCCTTGTCGTTTGGATGTTCTTTACGGATATAAAACTATCCGAGAATCTGAGGCAGTTCGTATCGGAAGCAACTAAGAATGTTGGGGAGTGCTTGCAAGGCTCCCCTCCATCTTTAACTGGAGATAATGGATAGAGCATGGCTAACTTTCTAAAGATAATTCAAGATGCTGCTGATGAGATCGGCATAGCTCAACCCGCCTCTGGCGTTGGTAATAGCAATGTGGAATCGTTGAAGCTGGTTCGTTACGCTGACAAGGTTGGCAATTCATTAATGAAATCTTTCCATTGGCAGATTCTTACCAAAGAAAAAACTTTCACATCAGTTGCTTCAGAAACACAAACCTCAACGATTCTTGAGGCTGACTTTGATAGATTTATTCCAGAGACATTTTATGACAGGTCAGGTTCGTTTTTAATGACCGGGCCTCTTACAGCTAAAGAATGGCAAAACCTCAAGGCCACTAATTTCAACAATGCTGGAAGCAGAAAGTTTAGGTTGAGAGGCGATTCTATTTTGATAATCCCTGTCCCTACGGCTGGGCTTTCTTACGCTTATGAATATATTTCTACCAAGTGGGTGGATGTTGCAGCTTCAGGTTCACCGAAAATTGCTTTTAGTTTAGACACAGATGTTCCTTTGCTAAATGCAGAACTTTTGACTCTTGGCATAATTTACGAATATTTAGACGGTGATGGACTGCCTTCTGTTTCCGCAGCAAAAACATATTTAGATATGTTTAAGCTACTAGCCAAAAACGATCAGCCCTCTTCTGGAACATTGCTTGCTGGTGATATTTTCGCTGGAAAACCAACCGGAGGCACGACAGTACTATGACTCTCGGCATCGCAAGAACAAGACCTGCATCAGTATCTAAAACTTTACCTGCACCTACTGGCGGGTGGGATACAAGACACGCACTGGCTTCCATGCCTTCAGACAATGCGGTTATCTTAGACAACTTTTTTCCTGAAACTGAACACGTTACTTTGCGTGGTGGCTCTATTTCTTTCGCAACGGGCATGAGTGGCAATGTAGAAACGCTGATGGAGTACGCACCACTGTCAGGCGTTAATGAATTATATGCTTGCAACAACGGAAACATTTACGAGGTTTCGGATGCAGGTTCAGTGAGTTCAGCAGTTGTAACAGGTCGATCAAACGACAAGTTTCAGCATACCCAGATAGGTACTGCTGGTGGTCAGTTTCTTTTTGCCTGTAACGGTGAAGATACTCCACAAACTTTTAACGGTTCTGCTTGGGCCAACTCAACGGTGTCAGGCCCAACTATCGCCAATTTAATTTGGTGTACTACTCACCAAGCTAGAATATTTGTTGGTGAGAAAAACAGTCTTTCTTTTTGGTATCTAAGCACCCGAACTATTAACGGTGCTGCTTTGGAGTTCCCCCTTGATGGCATTTTTAAAAAGGGTGGTTTTATTATGGCGATGGGTAGCTGGACTAGAGATGGTGGTTCTGGCCCTGATGATGTGGCTGTGTTCTATTCCAGTGAAGGCGAGATTGCTGTTTATTCGGGTACTGATCCGTCCAGCGCAAGCACATGGGCTTTGGTCGGTGTGTTCCAACATGGAAGGCCCGTTGGTAGGCGTTGCATTACAAAAGTCGGTAGTTCACTCGCTTTAATTTCAGAGAACGGGTTTCAAGATGTCGCAAGTATTCTTTCAGTTGACAGGGCATCGTCAGAAAATGTTGCCATATCAAAGCAAATAAATGATGCGGTTAATACTGCGGTAAAAAGTTACGGGAATCTGTTTGGCTGGCAACCAATACTGTTTCCTAAATCCCAGATGTTGATCTTCAACATTCCGATCAGTACCACAGAGATGCACCAATATGTTTTCAATTCATTAACTGGTGCGCCTTGCAGGTTTAAGGGGCTTAACGCTCTTTGCTGGGGAATGAGAGGGGATAAAATGTTTTTCGGAAAGACTGACGGCACTGTGCATGAATTTGATGGGGCCGATGCACTGGGTGAGCCTTACACCTCTGACGCTGGTGTGGCTATCACTGGTGATGCGATGGCAGCCTTCAGTTATTTTGGGTCGAAAGGAACTGAGAAGGCTTTCAAGTTAGTTGAGCCAATTTTTTCAAGCACAGGTAATCCAAATCCTGCTCTCGACTTAAATGTTGATTTCACCACTTACGCCCCTATCGGTCAAGCCCAGCCTTTGCCTAATAGTGCTGGTCAGTGGGGTGTTGCCAAGTGGGGCGTTTCACTTTTCGGAAGGTCTAACCAAATATTTAAAGGATGGTTGGGAGTTCGTGGTCATGGACGGTCAGCATCTTTAAGAGTGCGGGTGACAACTACTATCTCAAGACCATCATGGATTTCCACTAACTATACGTTTGTTAGAGGTGGGCAGATTTGACGGATATACAGAAATTATTCCCTAGAGATATTAGGGACAGACCAGCCAAAGAAAAAATCAATGTGTTGATTGATTGCATTGCTGGTGACATTCAAAAACCTTCTGGTAGTTACGCAGTTTTAACAACCGATGGTGTCATTTTAATGGCAACCGGGACAGCTACTTTATTCACGGCTGTAGGAAATAAAGATCAGAGAATTATTGTCAAAAGGTTGGCGGGGTCTGCGATTACGATTGATGGCGCAGGTTCAGAAACCATTGATGGGGCTGCTACAAAAACGCTATCCACTCAGTACGATACTTTGACCATTATCTCTGATGGGGCTAACTGGCACATTATATGAGAGACGCACCGACATTGCTTTACGGACGGTCTGAGGAAGTTTCTGAGTGGGTGTCGCAGCAAATACCGGAAGTTAATAACGGTTTTAAAGAGGCTACCGCAATAGGCGTTATATCACAAGGTAAATTAATCGCAGGGGTTGTTTATAACGAATGGCAACCAGAATATAAAACAATTCAGTTAAACATTGCAGCAACAAACCCAATGTGGGCAAGGAAAGAAGTAATCAGAGGGTTGTTAGCATATCCGTTTTGTCAGGTTAATGTTTTTAAGTGCTGGCTAACAATTCCATCAGATAACAAGAAATCTTTAAAAATGACAGACCATGTTGGATTTACTAAAGAAGGAATCATGGCTCACCAGTTTGGAAAGAAACGCCACGCTGTTATCAAGCGAATGTTCAAACCGGATTACGAAAGAATGTGGAGATAGGAATAAATGATAATTACTTTTAGCATTGAACAATTAGAGCGATTCTATAAAAAATTAGATCAGAAGAAAGGTGGAGGCTCTGCTCCCGCAGCCCCTACCCCACCCGATCCGGTAGCAACGGCTCAAGCTCAAGGTGCTGCTAACAAAGAGGCTGCTATTGCATCCCAAGAGTTGAACATGGTTAATCAGATTAGCCCTTATGGGAATCTGTCGTTTGACCAGACTAGGACTTCTGCTGAAGGGACACCTCAATACACAGCAACGTCAACACTCAGCCCTTCTAGCCAGAGACAGCTTGATCTGACTAATCAGGCTGGTGAAAAATACGGTGAGACTGCAAATGCACAACTCAATCAAGTGGCTGGGCAGTTGTCAGCACCCGTCAACTTTTCTAGCCTTGGGCAAGCTCCTACTGCTGATTTTAGTACACTTGGACAGGCTCCGACAGCAAACTTCAATAATCTAGGTTCGGCTCCAGTAGCCAACGAACAGACAAGGCAAACAGTAAGGCAATCCATTCAAGACCGTGAGCAACCTTTCCAGGAGAGAAGGCTGGATCAATTGCGAACTCGCTTGGACACTCAGGGCATTGCCGAAGGTTCTCAGGCTTACAGTCGGGCAATGGATGACTACAACAGAGGCCTTAATGATTTCAACTTAGCTGCCGACAATAATTCTCTTAACCAAATGGCGCAGTTGTACGGTCTTCAAGCTGACCAGCGAGGCAGAGCTACCAACGAAATTGGGCAGCAGTTTGATTTTAGCAATCAAGCCAGAGATCGAGGGCTTAGAGACATTGAAGCTCAGTATGGTTTAGATGCTAACGCAAGAGATAGGGCTGTAAACGAATTAGTCCAACAACGGCAAATCCCTTTAAATGAGTTGGCTTCCATGTTATCCGGGTCACAAGTGACCGGCCCATCTTTTATCAACACGCCTCAACAGACGATGCAAGCTGGTGATATTCAAGGCGCAACATACGCCAACTACCAAGGCGCACAAAACGCTTACAACCAGCAACAGCAAGCTAATAGTTCTGCCAAAGGTGGACTTGCTGGTTTAGGAGGAACATTAGGAACAGCCGCAATGAAATATGGCCCAGCTATTGCGACAGCCATGTCAGATAGGCGATTGAAAACAAACATTGAGAAAATTGGACAATTAGCAAATGGCTTATTCATCTATGCTTTCAATTATATTTGGGGTGGCCCTGAACAAATTGGCGTGATGTCGGATGAGGTAAGGATGATTATGCCTCATGCCGTGATTGTTCATCCTTCTGGATATGACATGGTAAATTATAGCGAGGTGTTAGCATGAGAAATTTAAACAGTTACACTTTAGGAGATAATTACGTATCCCCTGATAAGCGTTTATCGCAAATGCTAAAGCAACAAGGCTCCAATTCTAAGCCGTCATATAGCTGGCAGGAAACCGTAGGGAGGATTGCACAGCAATTATTGGGCAACTATATTGGCGATGAAGATCAAGGCAAGCAGAACAAAGCCTTTGATGCTATGACTGGGCTTGAGCCTAATTCGTATTCCCAACAGCCTACCATGAACGATCAAGATATTATGGGAAGTCCTGCCGTACAAAAGATATTGCAGAAACCCAATGATGCTGAACGTATGCAAAACCCAAATATCCAAAATAATATGAAAGCAATTGGGTATGAGCAAGATCGAATTAGCCAAGC